TGACTTCATCAAACGTCACCCGTCTCAAGACAAGAAGTATACGTTACTTGAGGGTAGTGTACGTTCATCGAAGACATTTGCTGTAGACGCGAAACTCATCATTCATCTTTGTGCGTATAGGGTAGACGGTAAGAGAGTCATCCTAGGGAACACGAAACAGTCAGTCTATAAGAACATATTACTGGACGTGTTCAGTGTCGTAGGGAAGGAGAACTACACCTATAATCGTTCTTCTGGTGAACTCTGGCTCTTTGGTGTCCGCTGGTTCGTAATTGGTGCTCGTGATGAGGCTAGTTACAAACAGATCCTCGGCATGACTGTTGGAATCGCAATCATTGATGAGTGGACCCTAGTCCCTGAAAGCTTCAGTAAGCAACTCTTCATGCGCATGTCACCCCCGGGCGCGCGGCTATATGCTACTACGAATCCTGGTACTCCACAACACTACTTATTCACTGACGTCATCCATGAAGCTAACTTCGCTCCTGACTTAGAAGTCATCCACTTCACGTTAGATGACAACCCTAATATTGAACCTGAAATAAAGGCACAGATTGTAGCATCTCAGAAAGGCGTCTATTTTCAACGTTACATCCTTGGACTCTGGGTTGTAGCTGAGGGAGCAATCTACAAGGATTGCTGGTCTGATGAGTTACTGTACAATGACTCTACTCGACCTGTAGGGCTCTACGGCCAAGGTGGCTATGTAGGTCATGTTATAGCTATAGACTACGGGACACATAATCCGTGCGTCTTTGAAGAGTTCATAGATGATGGAGTACGGGTCTGGAATGACCGTGAGTATTACTGGGATTCTGTTAAAGAGATGAGGCAGAAAACTGATAGTGAGTATGCTGATGACTTAGAGTATTTCATCGCCGGCTCACGTATCAGGGGCCGCAAGAATGTAAAGATAGTCATCGACCCTAGTGCTGCTAGTTTCAAGCTCGAGCTCACGAAGCGCGGGTATAACGTAGTGGATGCTGATAATGAAGTGCTAGATGGCATTCACCGTGTCTCACAGGTCATGGCCCTCGGCCTCCTACGTGTTCACGAGGGATGTTCCAATGAAAGACGTGAGTGTGCTATCTACTCATGGGATCCGAAAGCCGCTGAGAAAGGGGAGGAGACTCCTCTAAAGACCAATGATCACAGTCAAGATGCTAAGAGATACGCTGTCATGGATCTGTTCCCTGAGTGGCGATTACTAGAAAAGGTGGCGTAATGAAACCAATCAATGGCGGACAGTCAGCACTGAAGCAGTTAGGATGTGATGCGGCATTAGACTTTAATCCTAAACTTCACGAGCATTTTCAGGTAGCTCGTGCAGCTAGACTTAAGCCTTCAGAAGAAGGTCACCAACATGAGGGTAATAGAAGTTTTGCTAATTTAGAGAACTCTAAAGGAACCGTAGGCATGGGAATTGAACATAATAGAAAAACAGGTAGTGTTCACTCTCACGTAGCTACTCTAAATGGTGAAGTTATGTATCCACGTATGTCCCATGCTGGTCATGTTCGTAATGCTCTTAAAGAAGCTGATGAGAATAAGTATAAGTAAACTATTATGCCCACACCACGCAAACGTAGGACGCCGCCAGGTCCTAGCGTGAAGCCTCTCCCTGCTAACGATGACATGAACTACTTACGTAGTTCTATAGCTCTTGACTCATACCGGAATGCACCAGCACGACTTGGCACAGGGACTGCGAATTTAACAGAATCTGGGGAATATCCCATTGTCAGATTGACTGAGGATTACCCACTCATCCTATCGTTATATCGCAGTTCCTGGGTCATCCGTAAGGTGATTGACGGAGTGGCTGATGATGCCTTCAAGACTTTCCCTAAGATTGACTCGGAGGTTACTCCGGAAGCCATCAAAGCATTAGAGAAGGTAGTCAAGCAAACTAAGACATTACACAAGCTTCGTAGTGCGGCTAAGTGGGGCCGGCTCTTTGGTGGCGCAGGAGCCATCATTGTAATCGACGGTGTTAAAAACCTCATGGAACCTCTCGTAGTTGACGAGGTTCAACCCGGTAGTTACAGAGGCCTAATTCCATTAGATAGATGGTCTGGTATTATTCCTGGCCCAGTAATCTCGAATGATATCAACGACCTCGGTAACTTCGGGCGTCCTGAGTATTATAACTGTATCATGGACACGGGTAACGTAAATATCCACCACTCCCGTGTGATTCGGTTCCAAGGTCGTGAGTTACCTTGGTGGGAAGTACAAGTAGAGTTATACTGGGGAATGTCTGAAGTTGAGATCATATTTGATGAGCTTAAGAAGAGGGATTATAGTTCGTGGAATATCGTTTCACTTTTATCTAGAGCTCAGGTTCTTGCTGTTACTGAGCCTCAGTTGGCTACTCTCATGTCTGGTGCTGGAGGCACTAACAAGCAATATAATAACTTTCTAGAGCGGATGCAGAGCATCAGCAACCTCTTGAACAACCAAGGGTTACTAGTGCTTGGCAAGGATGGTAGTGTTCAGCAGACGAGTTACGGATTTGGTGGTATAGCTGATACTTACCATGAGTTCATGAAGGATCTAGCTGCTGCTACTGATGAACCGTATGAGTGGCTCTTTGGTCGTGAGGGTGGCCTAGGAGCTAATGGCCGGACCAGCCTCCAGCAGCACTACGATCACGTCGAGCAGATCCGTACTTCCCAGTATGATGTTGTAATTGACCAGTTGCTCCCTATCCTTGCCATGAGCACCTGGGGTCAAGTTCCAGATGACCTCGACCATCACTGGGAACCTATCTACACAATGACTGAGCAGGAGCGCGCCTCCTTGGCTGCTACTACTACTCAAACTATTGTAATGGCTTATCAAGCTGATCTCATTACTAAGCAACAAGCAGTTAAAGAGTTGAAACAGCATAGTGATGAGAGCGGGGTATTTTCCAATATAACAGATGAGGATGTAGAGAATACGCCCCCTACTTTTGCTAGTGAAGCGGGGATGGGAGAATTAGACGTTCCACAAGATGAAGAAGATAACAAGGCTAGTGCTGAGAAAGAAGACCCTCAGCACGAATCACGAGAATCGAATCCTAAAGATAAGTCTAAAAAGGAATCAAAGAAGAAGACTAAGGAGTAACGTGTCTATCTACATCAATCTTGATCCATTGTCTTTAGATGCTCTTAAGAGGTTTGCTGAGAAAACCGGTAAACCTGTTAGGGAAGTTGCTCAAGATGTTCTACAAATCATCTTTCAGGGCCAGGCATCTTTCGTAGCTATTGAACCTCCTCCAAATGCGGAGCAATTAGAAAAGATTCAGGACTTCATCAAAGAGACTATGGGATTTAAGAAGGAGATACCAGATGGCAATTGATGGCGGACAAAGTACTCTTGGAGCATTAGATGCTCTTCACCCTATTCATGGACATCATGAGGTTTTAAGAAAAGAAGGATATGTTCCAGGAAAGTCTTCTTCTTATAGACTTAATAAAAATACTCCTAAAGAAGTAAAAATAAGAAGTAACTATTATACTGCTCCTAATACTGAAAAACCAGATGTGTACATAACTACTGAAAGAAAGAAGGATTCTGTACCTAAGATAGAACATGAAGCCGTCTATCTGGCGCAACACTCGAAGGGATATCGTCTCAACCCCAATAATAGTATATGGAGAGGAATTAACGGAAAAACACCAGAATCCCTAGAAAGGCATATAAGTAAATTAGAAGGAAAAACTGAAGCTGAAATAAAAGGGTGGAAATAATAGATTCAGGACTTTATCAAAGAGACTATGAGATTTAAGAAGGAGATACTAAATGGCAATTGATGGTGGGCAGAGTGCATTAGACGGAATGGCGGTAGACTTTAACCAGAATCTTCATGAACATTTTAAGGTAGCTCGTAGAGCTAATATGAAAACGGCCCTCCAAACACCATATATAGGCAGTTCTAATGATCCCTCTGAGAGAGAAGGATCTAAAAAGACTATAACTCTTTACCATGGACTAAAAACCGCTGAACAAGGTGGGCATGCTCAGATGCAGTTAACTCATAATAGAAAAACTGGGGAAGTATCATCCACGGCTCAAAGCCCAGATTATCCATACGGTGAGAGTGCTGAGCCAACGTCTAGTCCAAAAGAATTAAGAGAAAATCTCAATAAAGTTAAAAAGATATCCAGAAATACTGACTGGGATTAACCATGGCGACCGCATTCCAACTCCCGAATCGACTTGAGACTGCTTACCGGAGAGCCATCCATCTCGTATTCTCCAAGTCACTTCCTACTAAGCTTGAGGGTATGAGCCCAAGTACGTGGGTAGATCACCTGCGTGACCTGAGCGGACGCTCTAGTTTCATCGAGATGGCTACTACAATCGCGAAGAACATGATCATCTCAGTGAACACCGAGAACGTAAAGTCTTGGAGAGAAGCCTCTAACCAGTCGCAACGATCTCAGTACTTGTATTCTTTACTACAGAAGGAGTTAAAGGGTCCTGTAGGAGAACGGTTTAAGGATCTCGTGGAACACCAAGCGGACCTCCTGGCCGGCATTCCACGAGACGTTGCGGGTCGGCTTTCCGGGGAGATAGCCGCTGCTCAGCAACGGGGCGAGAGGCCGGAAACTATAATGTCGCTCCTTCATAATAGGTTTCCGGCCTTGTCCTACGGGCGTATCAAATTGCTCGCGCGTACGGGCGTCCAAAGTTCTTCAACGTTACTTACTGAAGCACGGTGCCAGGAGTTAGATCTTCCGTGGTTTGTGTGGTATACTTCAAAAGATCAGAGAGTCCGACCATCTCATAGAAACATGGACGGTGTAATAGTTAGTTGGAGCGATTTGCCCTCCCCCGAAGCTTTAATAGGACAGAAGTCTAATCTCGGGCACTATGCTCCTGGTAACTGTCCTAACTGTCGTTGTGGTCCGTTGCCCGTGCTTACTGTTGAGGATATCTACCGAACTGGTAGTGAGCAACACAAAGTGTATCATGATGGAATAATCGTGAGAATGACGAAAGCTCAATTCACTAAGTTTTCTGGTGTAGAGCTTAGAGAGGCCGCATAACATGAGAAAAACTCTAGCTGTTTTACTTGGGCTTATCGGTGGTGTTTGTTTTGCTCAGCAACCAGTTCCTGTGGCGGTTATTCCTACTGGTAACATCAATCAAGGAGTAACATTCAATAGTTACCAGCAAGGTACCCCCGTCCTTGGGCCTGCTTCTGTGGTAGCTACTGTTGCCGCTCCTGGGACACTAAGAGGCACGGTAGCTAGTGCTACTACCTCAGCTACTACATTTACTAGTGGTAATCTAGTAGGTAGTAGAGGTGATGTTACTGTTCCTAGTATAACTACAGTAAGCGGTGGTTACTTATATGGAAATCAAGGAAAGTCTATTCTGGCTGGTACTATTAACGGCAACGCTTGGATTTTTGGTTTGGTTGGTCAGTTAGATGCTTCTCAGGCCACTCTTACGGCTTCTGCTCACGTAGCACCTATTTGGTCTGATGCGGGTGCTACCAGTCCTGCCGTATCCTGTGCCTTCTGCGATGGTATGGTAATTACTAATACCACAGCTACTACCTACAACTCACTGATCTACGGTTACTCTAAGGCGGTACGGTTGATGGATCTTACAGATAATGGTGGGGGTTACATCATCCCTGGTTCTGGTTCTAGTGCGGCGGTTGCCGGTTACCTTAAGATTAAGGTTTCTGGTACAGATGTTTATCTGAGGTATTACGCTGGAGCAAGCTAATGAAACGGCTAGCAACTTTACTGCTTCTGAGCACATGCATCGTGCTATGTGCTCAGGATTCTGTACCTCCTAAGCCTGAGGTCATTACTCGTGAAGTCTTAGAGAAGAGGATACAGGATCTTCAGGCTAAGTACAACCAGACTATTGCTGATGCCAATGCTATTCAAGGTGCGATTCAAGACTGTCAGTATTGGTTAGATCAACTCAAGAAGACACCAGAAGTAAAGAAATAGGAGCCTATATGTCTCAGTTTTCCAGTGCCGCTGACATGCACCCAGGTGCTCCTAAGACTGTTCAGGGGAATGCTGCCTTGATGGATGAGAGAGAACCTACTTATGAAGAATTACGTAAGATAGAAACAGCTCTTTATCCTCCTGGTTCTAAGTTCAGTGAAGAAGAGTATAACAAGAGACATAATCTTACTAATCCATATAAGATTGATCGTCATGTAGTAGCTAATAAGCCTCCTACTAAAAGAGCTGAAGATAAAGCCTCTATCTCCTGGCCTGATTACCCTGTAAGGAAACTTTCTGATCCTGAGACCCCTACTAACCCAAATCCTAAGAATATATTTGGTACTAAGATTAGTAGTGATGCTGGTAATGAGGATCTTTTCAGTCAAACTAAAGTTTCTGGCGGTGGTGGTAACTCAGGTGCTGTGATTAGTCCTAGTCCTTTTGGTGGACTTTCGGCCTATCAGGACGCTAATACTCCCGTTCATAGATTACCTAAACGTCAATCTGGGGGTATCTAATGATTAACGGCGGTCAGAGTGCTTTTGCTGCAGATACTTTTCCTGGATTAGACGGTCCCTTCCAGAAGTTAGAACATAAGTTAGCTCATAAGCCTGGTGTTACGGATCCTGCGGCACTAGCCGCCAAGATTGGTCGAGAGAAGTTAGGACAGAAAGAAATGACTCGTCGTAGTGTGGAAGGACGTGAGTAGCATGAACTATTTCGGTTTAGATTTTGCTGAAGACAGTATTCCCGCGATGGAGTTTTCTTCTGGTCCTAGTCTAGCTCAAGGTATTCCTCAGGCTCAACGAGTTCAAACTGCGGGTACTGGTCTAGGTACTATGCTTCCTCACATGAAGCACGCCCTTGACTTTGCTTCAGACTCAATCCCCGCTATGGATGCTGCAGACTGTGCAATAGACTATGGTGAGAATGCTAGTGGTGGAGGAGTTTATAAACCACCTGAGAAGGAACACGACCCTAATAAACCTTTCAATATTAAAGACTATCACAAGAATCCTGAGAAGTCTTTCAATCTTAAAGACTATAAGAATCCTGGACAAGATGATTTAGCTCTTGATCCTGCTGCTGAAGACAAGAAAAAGTTTACTGAGCCTTTGCATCATCGCGATGGGAATGGACACTTCGTTAGGAGTAGTACAGACCCTAAGAAGACTAAGAAAGTTTATCCTAGTCAGGCAGATGCCGTAGTTTCTCCTGAAGTTGAGAGACAGTTAGAGAAGCACGTCTTCGGGACTAAAGGTAGTAAGTCTACAGCTCCTCCTACTAAAGAGGAAAAAGCTGCTGTTGG